CGTAGTAGGTTTCATCGAAGGTGTTGAAGGTAACATCGGACGTATTATCCAAGTGGGGGTTCGTCTCCTAGGCGGGTTCCTCGAAGGTATTCTATCAATGTCTGCTAAAGTTGCTGAAACACTCGTAACAATCGCTGGTGAAGCTGTTATTAAATTAACAGAAGCAATGCCTGGCTGGTTTACTAAATTCTGTGATGCATTCCTACAAGGATTACTCCAAGTTGCGCAATGGATTAGGAATAACAAGAATGTTCTCGTTATGGCTGGTCTTGAGATGGTTGAGGCACTTACTGAGGTTATCCTAGAAGGTCTCCGTATCATGACCGTATTGATGCTGAAGTCTATGGAGAATATCCCATTCATTGGCGATAAAGTCAAAGAGATGACCCCTAAAGTCGATGAAGCGTTTAAAGCTATGGCTGAATCCGGTCGCAAAGCTTTGGATGAACTCAAAGACTATCCGTCAATCGCAACAGAAGAAGGTATAAAGAAAGCCATTGAAACCATGGATGCGCTTGGGCCGGAAGAAGCAGAAGCTGCTCGTCGCTTTGCTGCATCAGGTAAAGACGGCTTAGATACCTTCCGTATCTACTGTTCTCAGCTCGGTATTCAAGGCCCTGAAGAATTCATCAAAGGACTTCAAAATGGTTCAATTTCTGCACAAGAAGCAGGTAAACTATTGTCCAAGATGGCCGAACTGGGTATGTCTGAGAACCAAATCAAATATATCGCTGAAGCAGCAGGGTTCGATTACGCTAACGGTGTCCTTACAGCTAAAGAGAAAGCTAAGGAAAGCGGTGGTGAAGTTAAGAAGGCTGTTGAAGAAGGTCTTTCCGGTGACGGTCAAGGCTTTGATACGGGTCTTATTAGCTCAGCATTCACCAAACTCAACGAGCATATGGGCGGCCAACTAGATGTAACTAAAGCTTTGGCTGGAGTTAAGACTGGTGAAATTAATCAAGAAATGATTGATAAGCTAGCATCCGGCGACTTTGCCGGTATCTCTCAAGAGAACATGGACGAATACATGAAGCCTGTTGAGGGTATGGGTGATAAAGCAGCCGCGGCTGTTGATGATGCTAACACCAAAGTTGGCGCATCTATGGATAAGATGTCTGGCGATGTAAATGCTAAGGCAACCACAACGCAACAAAACCTAAACACAACTTTGGGTAACTTTGCTCCTGGTATCAACCTTGCTGGCACTGGTATGACTACCTACAGTAATACTATTGGTAATGGTAAGACTACCGCTGAGTCATCTGCGAAGACGGTTGCGGATACTGCCCAGAAGGCTATGAAGTTCGATGGTAAAGACTCCGCGGATAAATCAGTTACATCTTATGCCAACAACCTTAAGTCTGATGAGAATAAAGGTAAGGCGTCTAAGGCGGCAGAAGAAGTCAATAAGTCTGCACAAAGCGGTCTTAAAGGCACTGGTACTGCGGCTAACTCTGGTGAGGCCATTACTAAGGCCTTTGCTGGAGGTCTTGCTTCTCAAGCTGCCCTTAAGGCAGTTGATGAGGCTATGGCTAAGGTTAACTCCAAGGTTAAACATCACCAACCACAATCCCCAGCTAAAGAAGGGGTCTTCTCTGGTGACGGATGGCGTGGCGTATTCCGTTCAGGTCTTGCTATTGTTAAGGAATTTGCTGGAGGTTTAGGTTCTACTAAATCTATGGATGCGATTTCCTCAAACATGGATAAGGTCAACGAATTCGTTCAGTCTTCTATGGAGACTATGACTGGTTATCTGGATGAGAATATGGATATGAACCCGACTATTACTCCTGTCCTTGATACAACAAATCTCGATGGATATAACTGGAGCGGTGCTGGTTCGCTTAACCTTACTAGTGGAGTTAATTACTCTGCACTTAACCCTGCTACAAGGGCGCAAGCAAGCAATAGATATTCTATTGATGAAGTAGTTAAAGGTCTTAATGCTCTTGATCGTAAGCTTGAGACTCTTGCAGAAGTTGGAACTGTTGGTAATGAGCTTCTTGCTCAAGACCGTGTCAGTCCTGTATTTATGGATAAAGACCTCGTTAACCGGGCTCTTGCTCCGGGTATGGCTGATGCACAACGTTCCTATAACGATCGACTAAACATGTTAGATGGAGTATTACCAACGATATGAGAGATGAGAACTATTTCTCCATAATCTTTGGTGAGGGAGTCGAAGCTGTTGATATCGGTAAACTCTTTGATGCTGTAACTAAAGTTGAGCGTAACGCTGGTGCCGGTTTAGAACACTCGTATTCTGCCGGCGTCGGTCGTTTCGGTAAGACTTGGGTCTCAGCCCATAGAGCAACATATCCTATCAATGTAGAGGCTGTTCTACATGGCGGGCCTGTTGATTTCTTAGCCCTTAGAACTAAGCTAGCCAGAGTGTTAGACTGTCCTAATGGGCCTAAGAAGTTGCAGTTTGACGACCAAGATGGTAAGTATTACATGGCGGTAGCTACGGGGGTTACTAAATTCTCAGAAGATATCAAGTCTAGTAAGGTTACTGTTTCAATTGCGTTTGATGTACCAGATGGGTTACTTCATTCAGAAGTTACTAAGGTACTCAACGAGTCAACAAGAAGTACCGACATTGGAACTCTCACTAAAGAAGGAAAAACTGTCAAAATAACTCTAAACAATACAGGGTCTGCTCCGGCTTACCCTAGGATTAGGGTTCATAACAATTCTGACAATGGTTGGATTGGGCTTGTAAACCAGAACGGTATGATGGAAATCGGTACAAGTCTAGCTGATGTCGCAGGTACTCGGGTTGCCTCAGGTCAGTTTAACCAATCACATACTTTAATAGATATTAAACCCGAAGACAAGGCTGAATGGGCTAAATTTACAGAAGTCTCTAGCCGCTACCAGAATATTTCACCTCTACCGTTTGCAACACATGCGGAAATTGGCGGACTTAAACTGGGTTGGCGTGAGAAAGGTCTTGGTGGGCAATCGTATCCTGCTCCTGGTCTACATTGGAATGGCCAAGGTAGTAAGGGTGTCGGTCGTGACTGGGGCTGTGGTATTTACGAATATGTTCTTCCTAATGATAAGACTGGGGTTAAGGGTGCTAAAGACTGGCGCTGCGACTTCAACATGAAAGTCTGGGAGTCTGCATTTGGTCAATCAGGTGCGCTCTCGCTTATGTTTGTTACAGATGACAATCGTATTATTTGTGCTTACACTATTGAGAAACCTGATACGTCAGGGGAAATCACGTGGCAGTCGTTCTCACTAGGTGATATCCACTCTGGTGCGACGTACCAACGTGAGATGAATAGCTTCGGCGCAAATAACAACGAGCCTGGACAACCTCGACCAAACATAGCTTTTAATAGTCGTACTGGCGATGCTTATATTATCAAGGAAGGGCCTAAGTTGACCTTCTCTTATAATGGTATTCCTAAGACGTTGAACGACCCGTCTAAAGAATACCTAACTTGTACTAAGATTTGGGTTATGGCTGGACGTTATAAAGGTGAAAGAGATGGCGTAGGCTCGCTCGATACTTTATGTATCCAATCCATTCGCTTCGTTAAGAATAATGCTGAGCGCTATGACTTAGTTCCTAACAAGTACGCTAAGGGTAGTGAGGTTGTAGTAGATATGGAACAAGGTAAGGTATCGTTTGTGGCTAACCCATCATCATCTAAGGTTGGTGTATCTGCCGCTGGAGACCTTATAAACGGTTCGCGATACTTCTCAATCCCTCCAGGTGAGTCTAAGCTAGAGGTTCATTCATCTGACTTCTGTGAACAAGCACCTGACGTTACTATAGAATGGGATGAAACCTGGTTGTAAGAAAGGAGGGCCAAAACTTCAAAATGATTGCAAAACCTGCATGGCAGTTGACTATTCATGACAATGCTATGAATATCATCGATCATATAAACAATGATGTACCTGGTTCTCTTAAGTATTATGACGAAGAGTTCCATGAATACTGTGGTAAGGGTTCCTCAACCTTTAACTTTAAGGTTGATAAGTATCTGAACGGTAAACTCAACCCTAGAGTTGAGCAGATGACCTCTGATTGCTATATCTCATTCCAAGACGATGGTCGAGATTATGTCTTCAGTGTCATAAACCGTAAAGAGACCAATACCACAATCGAATTCGAATGTAACTCAGCAAACCTTGAACTTCTTAACGAGAAGGTTCGAGCATACGAAGCAAAAGAAGCTCATACATTTTTAGAGTATGCTGATATTATGGGTCTATTCAGATTCACTAAGATTGACCTTGGACGTTGTGATGTTCGTGATACCAAGCTAACTCTTAAGTTTGAATCAGATGACGACACTTGTTTGGCCCGTATTATCAAGCTTGTTGAAGCCTTTGACTGTGAGATGGATATTCGAACCTATCTTAATCAAGGTGGACAAATCGACAAGTATGAGCTTAACGTCTACAAATCCCGTGCTCTTTCTGATGACCGTGAAGATGGTCTAGGTCGAGTTCGTACTGATATTCGACTTGAGATGGGTCGGGATATTGTATCGGTAGTGAAGAAAGAGGACAAAACCAACCTCTTCTCCGCCATCCGTATTCGTGACAAAGACGGTAATTATATCAAACAACCCAAGGCCAGAGAGGTTAAGGCGGCAGATGGTGTGCATAACGAGATTTACTGTACTCGTAATGCTACAACCATTTATGCCCCAATCTCAGCTAGACTATATCCCTCACTAAACAAACGTGAGAACTGTGATAACTGGATTGTACGTGATGTAAAAACCGAGTTCACGGACTACAAGCAGGCCTGGGCTTATGCAGTTAAGATGTTGAAGACCTACATGTACCCTGTTACAACATGGGAGATTGAGCTAAACTCTGCGGTAGTTCTACAACGCAATGATATCCGTATTGGCGATATTATCTTCTTAACTGATGACCACTTTGCCGGAGGTCTTCTGATTAGAGCTCGTGTCACTGAGATGGTGCGATGCTCAACAGACCAGACCAAAACTAAGATTACTTTGTCCAATGTTGTCGCTACTAGACCTACGAACAACTCTGTGCTTAGTAAGGCGATGGCTCAGATGGTTGCCGATGCTCAACCTTTCAAAATGAATGTAAAAGTGACAGGCCCTACCATGTTCCGTGAAGTCTCTGATACATGTGATGTTATTCCTACCTTGTATAAAGGCTCTAGCGAGTTTACTGAAGCTGAATATGTGTACTACATAGACAATCAAGTAGCTGGTAGAGGGGATAAATTCACTGTATCCAAGGCTAATATTGGGACTAGTGGTCGTGCCCTTATTACAGTTCAGGCTCTAGTTCGGGGCGAAGTGGTTGAGTTCCAGGATATCACATTCTCAACTGTAAGTGATGGCATTTCTCCAATTCTAACTGTCGTCCATTCTAGCAATGGCGATACGTTTAAGAACGGTATTATTGACACTCGTATTACGGCAAAACTATATCGTAATGACGAAGAGATTGATACTGAGGGAGAAGGGTTCGCTTACAAGTGGACTAAGATTTTAGCCAATGGTGTAGCCGATGAAGAATGGGCTAAGAAACCTCAGGCTAGGATGAAAGGTTTTAATCTAACTAACGCTGATGTTTTAAACCGTGCTACATTTTCTGTAGCCATTGAGACGAAATAGAAAGGAAACAAATGGTTGTTGTATCTAGTGGTCAGATCACGATCACCGACGTAGAAGATGGGAAACCAGGGCGTGATGGCCAAGTCGGTGAAAATATGCTCTTAGACACAAACGCTATGTCTGTATCTAAGAACTATGCAAATCAAGACCGATATTATTCGCATTCAGAAAACCATGCGTTATTTGAATTCGGATATACTCAAATCCAAGACCCACCAGTTGCTTCTATTTCTACTGGTGTTAGGTTTAAAAACAAAGCCGGTTCTTCTGGTAAGAATATTGGTGTATGTTGGTATGGTGGTGACTACAAAGGTGTAGAACTCAAACCTGGAACTAAGTACACCATTTCTTGCTATGCTAGGAAGATTAGCGGTGCTTCAACTGCTAAGATGTATATTTATCCAATGCTGAAGGACTGGTCTATATTCGGGGATTTCTTAACAGATTATATCATATCCAACGAATGGGTGCAGTTATCTAAGACCTTTGAATTCGACCCAACTAAGATGGGTGATAACGACCCTAAGGCCGCTCGTATTTACTTTACAGTACTTGCAACCAACACTGAGTTATTTGAGGTTCAGGTGTGTGGATTTAAGCTTGAAGAAGGCGAACACGCTACACCATATGAACCAAGCCCAGTTGAGACTACTATTGAACTAGGACGCAAAGCTAACTCCGACTCTGTATTAGAACAACAGCGTCTGCTTAAAGAAGCTCAGGACGAAGCATTAAAGGCTTTGAATGACGATATCATGAGAAAGGTATCTACAGACTGGGCGGACTTAATTAAACGTATTCGTGATACGGATGAGGCTGGCAGAAAAGCAGCGGAAGAGTCCTTACGTGTAATGTCTGCTCGTTTAAGATCTGAGGTATCTAAGCAGTTTGGTGAGTATGCATATATTCGTGAGTTCATAACAACTCAAGTAGTTGAGAGTGAGGAAGGTCTCTCTATCGGTAAGCAGGATAATAGTGAGCGGTTGGTATTTACACCTAACCGTATTTCATTTATGTCTGCAGGTAAAGAGATTGCCTCAATCGCTCAAGGACGGCTTAACATTGACTCGGGTGCTTTCACATTAAGTCTTCAAATCGGTCGCTTTATTACATTCCAGGATCCATCTGATCCTACACGGAATATTACTAAATATATAGAAGGGTAAGATAATATAGATGGCAACTTGGACTTCGGGGGTAAACAATGGTTACTCTCTTAGAATGAACGCGTATGAGATTGGCGTCAATCAAGCCGCCAACTCATCCACCGTTCGTATAGACTTATGGCTTAAAGTAGGAACTCAGTCGTTCTACGGCCCTATGTTTGTAGAGGCTCGTTGTGGCGGGGAGAAGCAAAAAAAAAACGTTCAAAATAGTGGGGCTGGGGTTTAACTAGAAGGAT